GTCCAAGTAAAGCCTCGCGCTAGCCTCTGTACGGCAACCTATGAAGCGGCAAGTACCGTGGAGGTGTGGAGCCTTTGCTCCTACAGGAGTACGTGCACGGAAACTGTAGGGGTTGATATGAATAGACCTACCCTAAAGAGGGAAAAAAGTAAGGGTAGGTAATGGTGAGAAGATCCAATCCTCTACCACAATTTAGACACATTGTCAAATACTAGGTTTTTCTGGTGTGCAATAAAATTTAACAAACATGTTATATTGGTTGACATCTGTTCTACCTATTTCTTTCATTTTTTTTATAGATTCTTCGTAACCAAACATCAAACAATCGTATTGTGTATCAAATCTTTGTGGCCACGTATATGGTTCCATACAAGTACCAGCAACTTGTGAACAAATAATTAAACTTAACAATATTTTCATTGACAATCCTATAAAATCACCTATATAAAGTGTATTAATATGAAAGGAACACGCATGACAGACATGAGTAAATATAAAAATGTTTCTCTAACAAAAGAAACATATGCTATTTTGGAAAAGTTATCAAAGGTATTATTGCCCGATGCTAAATTATCCATATCAAAAACAATAGAATCAATAGCAAATGAGAAAGCGAAGAAGTTAAATGGCAAAGTTAAAAAAAGCTAGACTAAAAAAATATATATGCCCAACCTGTAAAGGTAATGGCTTTGTAAAAGTAGCTAGTTTAATGGAAGAAGATACAGTCCATCAGTGTTGGGACTGTGACTCGGAAGGGGAGTTATATGAGACAAGTGATGATGGTCTTATTGATGACGGTATTTCTCACCAGCTGCATTAAAGATATAAAGTTTGATAGCTTTGATCCGGCAACATCAGTAGTAAAGTGGGTATTTACAAATGGCTCACAGTAAACATCGAAAGGGGGACCGTGCTGAACTTATTGCAGCTGAATATTTTATAAATTTAGGATATTCAGTACACCGTAATATGTCTAGTCATGGTCCAGTCGATCTGGTATTAATTGACGAAGACGGTATGGGTGATGTAATATTGATTGACGTTAAAGCATTGAGTTTACGTACTAAAAACGGTTGGAAGGTTAATAGAACACCTACTAAAAAACAACAAGAGTTAGATGTTCAACTAATCTTTGTCAATCTAGACACTAGAGAAGTAATGGATGCGATGCCTAAACGAAAAGATAAAGTAATTAAAAAAACGGATATGACTAACGTTGTACCGTTTGAACGGAGAAAATAATGTTTGATAAGTATATTTATAATTTTTTAAATTTTGTATATCATTGGTCCACGTTTCTTACATCGTGGTCATGGTGTAAATTATATAGTAATAGGAAAAAAGGATATGGCTACCGAAAAAAAAGATAGAAGATGGGATGGTAAATCTAGACCATCTACTGATTTATATAAAAAAGAATTTAATAGAATCTTTGGTACTAAAATTAATAGAGGTAGTGACGAAGATATTGATAAAGAAAACGAAGAGTATTTGGAGGAGATAAAAGATAAACTATGATGGATGATAACGACATACAAGAATACCATAATATTGGTAAAGCGATAAAGCATAATGCTAAATACAACTATGTCAGTGGTAAACAGATCACGGACCACGAAACAGGGACCAGGGTCTACGAGATAAATAATTATAGACTTCCATCTGTAACTACGATATTAGGCGCTACCAAAAATCAAGAATTTTTAAAAAATTGGAAGGCTAAAGTCGGTGAAGCAGAAGCAGAACGAATCAAAAATCTATCTAGTAGGCGGGGCACAGCCATGCACAAATTTCTCGAACACCATGTTCTCGGAACTGGGTACGATGATCTTACAGAGATCGGACAGAAGGCGAAAGCCATGGCCAGCAAAGTTATTGATATCGGTCTTGCGCCGGTTGAAGAGTATTACGGCTCGGAAGTCACGTTGCATTATCCTGGGTTATACGCTGGGTCTACTGACCTCGTATGCAGTCATAATGGCATGGAAACTATTGTAGACTTCAAACAGTCTAACCGTCCAAAGCAGAAAGAATGGGTAGAAGATTATTATATGCAGATAGCAGCATATGCTATGGCGCATGACTACGTTTATGGCAGTCAAATTAAACAGGGTGTAATTATGATGTGTACTCCTGACCTATATTATCAAGAATTTAAAATACAAGACAGTGAATTAAGGCAATGGAAACATAGGTTTTTGAAAAGATTGGACAGTTATTATGACCTAGTTCATGATGAGAAAGAGCAAGCAGAAGTAAAAATAACAGAGGAGGAGTTTATAAATGAACGACCAGATTAGAAAGGTTCTAAACTACAGATACAATGCAGAAATTGAGGATGCAAAATACAAGATTAAATTGTATAGTGAACAGGAGCTTATAATACCAGAACACCCAGATATTACAGGTGAGATAGACAAATTACTGGAAAAAATTGCACAAGCAGAAGAGAAAATGGCAGTAATGGAGCTACATTATGGCCAAAAAGAGGCAAAGAATATACTATAAGGGATCTAAAAAGTTTAAAAAGTTTTTGAAAAAGTTTTTTGAGCTAAAAAAAAGTGTACTTTTGTACTTTTGGTCTAGAAGTGTTGATTTTATTGACTTTAGGGTGGACACTTTATGGTACAAATCATGTTTAGGTGGACACTTTATTTTGTCCACCTAGGTATATATACAAAATGCCCTTCCGCGAAACGTTTGAAAAGTTTTGAAAAGTTTAAAACTTTCTAGATCCCTTATGTAAATGTGATAGAAGGAGTTATGAAGAGAAAATCCAGAAGAATAAATAGCTACACTAAACCGAAGACAGTTAAACAAGCTGTACCGTTTCCGTATAAGCGTGTACGTATCGATTGGATCGACATCATCACTGAAGGCGGTTGGGGTAGTGAAAAAGAATTTAAAGATATGAAACTTGCTACACCTGTAAGTGAAGGTTGGTTGTTTAGTAAAGATGATGAAACTGTAAGAATATTTGCTGGATACGATGTAGAGTCAGATGGCTCTATTCATTTTTCGGAACGATCGGTTTTCCCAACTTCTTGCGTGAAGAAGATAACTCGGATTCATTAGGTGTCACATCTATCAGAGAGCCGTAGTCGTCTAGGATTTGTTTCATTTTGGCTTCTAATTCTTGTTCTGACATATCTTCTAACTTCCCAGTTTTTATTATTTTTCTGTCTATGTATAGCCCTGCTGCTTTACCTCTATTGGCCTCAGCGTTTACAGCAGAAGAGAAAGAACCTTTCTTCAAAGCGGCTTCTCTAAGTCTTGCAAGTTCTGCAACGTGACCTTCGTAAGTCACTTCATGTTTTCTTAATCTTTCTTCTCGTAATTCTCCTATGTATTTTACTACAAGTGGAGATAGTTTTGGATTACATAATTCTGATCCTTCTTGCCTTGCACGTTTAGGACTATAACCAGCTGCAACAGCAGCCTCTGATTGTGTCATAGGTCCTGTCTCGCTGCCAAATACTAAAAACTCGGCGAATCTCATTTGCATCTCTGTTAATCTTTTTGGTAAACCCATGGTTGACAATTTAAGGTAACATTGTTATAAAGTCAATATGAAAGATTTATCTGAAAGAATCAAAGATTTAGAAACTATAAATGATATACATCAAAAGATGAACGGCGAACTACGTATCCGTTTGCAAGAGTTAGAATCTCAAAACATAAAAGATAAAAACTTGTTGCAAGGTTATAAAAAAGTGATAGAGGAATTAACAGACAAGTTAAGAAAAAAAGGATCATGAGAGTAAAAGATCTACAAGAATTTCTTGCGCAGTTCACGACCGGCTCCGACGCTATCAAG